CGCGCTGGTTGCAATGCGCGTGGCGAGGAACGACATCGCCCAGTTGATGAATCGAAGCTCACCGATACCGGGACGAATGATAGAGATGGGCCAGCTGTACCCCGGCTTGCCGTGCCAAGCGAGCGGCGTGAACGGCCAGCCTCCTGGTTCTGCCCAGAATGGGATGGGCCACTGAGCCGCCATGAACATCGACGGCGCAACCCCAGTCTCGTCCACTTCCTCCTGCAACATCGCTTCGGGCATGTTCAGTGGGAAATCAATTCCCTCTGCCACGGCGATGTAGCAGTTGGGTCCGAACGCATCGAACTTGCCGCGGAGGTCTTTGTCGGCGTTCTTAAGCCGGTCGCCAAACCCCGTCTTGGAGTACACCTCCCAGTAGACGATGAGGTCGTTGGTCTTCCCCATCTTCTTCTTGTACTCAAAGCCGCGCTCGTTGTTGTCGCCGCGGGACGAGTAGCTTTCCATGTGCCCGCTCAGATCCTCGCGAGACAGGCCGAACTTCGCCGCCACTTCATCCACTGGCTGGACCCGTTTGCGCGCGGCCCAGCGGATGTCCTCAAACTCATCGGCATCGGGATCCCAGACGAGGTTGTCTATGGAGTCGTAGAAGCTCCCGGCCATCTTCAGCTGCGATCCCGGCGGCGAATAAAGCTCATGCCACCAGACGCCTGCACCCTTAATGAACGCTTCCTCCACCACCTTCCGCGAGTGCTTCTTAAGATCCAACTCGTTGGGCGTGTAGTTGAGGTAGTCTTCCAAGAGCTTGGAGACGAGCTTGCGCCGCTCCAGCATCATCTGCTGATCCTGCAAGCCCTGCTGGTACATCTGCATGCCGGGGTCTGGCATCATCACCGGCTGGCCATCGGGTCCAATGATTGGCTGACCGTCCGGCCCCATGGCTGGCACTGGGGGCTGGGGCTGGATGCCAAGGAGTGCTGGCCCGATGATGGGATACTCCTTGGGGGTCACCGCGCGGTTGGGGTTCCGGTGGTGGATCACCGCGGTAAAGAGGCGCACGGCCTCCCACACACGGTTGACCTGCATGCGGAATGCAGGAGGAGTCATGCCCTTGTTGTAGCCACGCTCCCCACGGGCGTACCCATCTTTCCACATGAAATCTGGGTCGCCAGCAAAGAAGTTCATCGCCTCGTCACCGTCCTCTGTGAACGGACGCTTATGGGCGGTGGCCTGCTTAATGCACTCAAGCCAGCGGGCGACGATTGGACGAAGCGGTTTATCCATGGGCACTCCTATTAGCTAGTGTCCTTACTTGCCCCTGCGGGCTTCCAAGTCGGCTACCTTCCGCTCCAAAAGCGCCACTTTCTCGGCCAGAATCGCATTCTTCTGAGGCTTGTGTTCCCAGAAGCCGTAGTCCTTCCACGCCTGGAACTCGTTCACGCCGGGGTCGGTGACATGGTGGACCGACTGCTTCTCATTCCCGCCGTAGCCGGGGGCCAAGGCCCACAGGGTGAGGGTCCGCTGGCTCACCTTGGTGACCAAGGCCGGGATGCACTCAGCGCCCTCATGGGCACGGAAGAACACCCAGTCACCAAGCTCAGCGGTCGGCATTACGTAATCGCTCATCTTTGTCTACTCCCCATTGGCCCGAGAACAATGCAGTTGTCTTCGGACGACTGCTGCCTGCGGCGTTTGTCCGCGAGGTAACGCACCCACCATGGATCGGGGCCATAGGTCTTTGGCGGTGCGTGGTATTTTGGTTCGTACGCGCAGAGGTACTCCACGCTCTGGATGGCGTGGACTTCCCCGCGGCTCTGCGGCTCGTCGGTCACGTAGACCTGTCCGTTGACGCTCGTCGTCTTTTTCCGGTAGCGGCGGATCTCGCGCATCAGATTCGGACACGCACCATCCAAGAACTTCAGCTTGGTCGAACCGTCTCCCCGGATGTGGAGCATCTGCCGGACGAGCGCCGTGCGGGCCGGGATGTCGTCGGAGCCGGGGATGAAGCCGTACCCGCTCATCTGCGACTTGATGCCGCGCTTCTTCAGTTCCTCTGAGTACAGTTCATGGGGAAGACGGCCCGAGCCTAAGTCTCTGAGCATGCCGCCGTGCATGTCGATGATGAATGTACGGTAGTTCTGGCCATCGGCCTTCTGTGCGAACTGGTCGCCAAAGATGAGCGCATTGGCTTGGCGGATATACAGTTCGTCGTAGATCAGCAGGAACTTCTCGTCTGGCGGAACTGCGCCAAAGACACACGCCAAGACCGTATGCCCCGGGTCGATTGCAACATACCGCGTCCAGTCCTGTGGAACCCGCCCATCGGGTAGATCCTCTCGCCGCAGAACATGCACGCCAGGATTGAACGACGGGTACATGAGCGTGCTTTCCGTGGTGAACTCGCCCTCCGCTCGCATGCGAAGCTCGTCCATCCCCAAGGCAGACCACCGCTCAATATTTTTGGCTTTCTCTTCTTTGTCGATATGGTCGTTATCCAAGAAGCGCAGGGTGAACTTCTTAATAATCGGGTTCTCTTTGCCCTCTTCTTCAGCCTTGTCCGCACGTTCACACAACCCCAGCAGCGCATCGTTTTTACTATGGGGCATAGCCGACCATACAAACCGGCCTTTGCGGTCGGCAAGCCGCGCCTGCATCTCCCCAACCCATCGTTCATTATTAATATCCTCATCAATGTGAACTAAGTCAGCTTGAAAGCCCTGCGGAGGTTCGCCTTCTGAGGAGAAGCAATTAATAGTCCAACCGTTAGTAAGCTCTGCCTTGTTGAGGTAGCCTGCGTTCTTCAGTACCCAACTCATCTCTTTGATCATGCGGGGCGGGATGAGGGGCGGTGCTGGCTTTGCTTTGGTAGGGTCATCAACCCCGGGCTTAAATGCCCGCCACTGGCCCGTTGTCTCGTCCTTGATCATCTTGAACGCACCGGCACGGAACAGCATCGGTACAATTACAAGACCTACGTGGGGCCAGTTCCGCCCGATTATCGCAAGGTTCCCGCCCTCTTTGGGGTACTTCCCGTACGGGTCTTGTCCGGTGGCCGCGCGTGCGTCCTCTACGAAACTTGCTGCCGATTTTCCTGACCGATTGCCGCCGATCAGCAGGCGTTCGCTCGCCATGCACTTGTGAAACTCCTCCTGCCTGGGCATGGGGGAATACAGACGCAGAGCTTCGATCCGGCGTTCAGCCAGTTCGATCTGCACATCGCGCAGCTGGTTGAGGGCATGCTGCGTGATGCCTTGGACCGCCGGTTCGTCAGGTGGCGGCGGCGGGGGGATCTGTGGGTGCTTGCGCATATTCTCCGCAGTAGTCGTCCTGCTCGCTTACGGGCTGTACGTCCTCCTCACTGGTGACTATCACCTGCGGCGGGAACCTGCGACACAGGCCGTGCCTCATCGTTTTCCGCTCCCACCACCGGCACGTTTGACACTCCATGTTGCATCTCCTTCAAAGGGATTCCTTGAACCGTAATCGTTGTCGCCGCCTCCAGGATCCGCTGGCGAAGCTCGTCTTCCAGTTCCTCTTCGCTCCACGCGGTGAGAGGTTTCTTGGCTCCACCCATCGCGGTGTTTGCTGACACCAAGCGGACGACGGTATCCAGCATCTTGGTGCGGAACGCGCCGCCGGAAGGGGAGTCGAACAGCTGCTTCATGTAGCAGTTGGCGAAACCTCGCACCCCACCGAAATACTCCATCAGAACTTCTAGCAGTTCAGACGAGTGGGGAATGTTCGCGCCGCCGATCCTGGCCGAGGCTACGAACAGATCGACCGCGCCCTTCTCAATCTCCGCGAGCTTCTTGTTGCCCTTCTTCTTGCGGGCCTTCTTCTCATGGGCGTTGCGGCACTTGCGGCACCGCGCGTGAAACCCGTCCTTGCTCTTATGCCAGTACGTTGGGGTTAGCTCATAGCTAGTCCCGCACTGGATGCACGCCTTGTACTCAGACAGGTTTCACGCTCCACTTAGGGCGAAGATCCATCAGCTTCACGCTCGCATCGTAGTTGGCTTCCCAGCACTGCTTGAGCTTCGCGCTGATGTCCACAGCCTGGACGACCTGGGGCTTGCCCACGCACTTCGGTTTCCAGTGCCCAGCCCACGCATCCCAGTTGCAGAAGACAGGGTTGTAGCCCAGCTTCTGCGTGCCTGCGAGCGACAGGTCGCGGGTCATCGTCACATCCTCAGTCGATGACTTCTCGGACTGATACTTGTCTGGGTATTCGTAGTAGAACCATGGGTTGTCAGATGAGGTCTGTGGCTCAGTCACCTCAAACGCCCGCATGTCGTACATGATCAATCCCGTGGGCAGGGCGGCGCACTCTTGGATGCCCGCCATCTTCGCCCCGGTGTCACGGTCGTACATCTCCAGCTTAAAGTCTGGGTTGGCGTTCTCTGACTGGTGGGCCTGCCATCGGAACACGTAGACGTTCTCATGCGGCGGCGGGCCGCAGTAGGGCGCGCCGATGACTACCGGACCCTTGGGGTAGTGGTCTACCAAGAAGTCAAACGACGACGACAGGAACGGCTTGGCATCGGCCTGCCCCGCGTACAGATCGGGCTTCATGTCCGAGTCCACCATCACAAGCACATCGACACCGTACTGGCGCGCCATGAGGACGGCCCGATTGCGGGTCATTGTGATGGGCGTATCAGACAGATTCCAAACTTGGATCCGCGAGACGCGAGGGTCTTGGGAAAGACTAGAGGTGGCCGGAAGCATCCACTCCCGAATGTCAGGCACCTCAGAGGAGATGCCGCCATTGCCACCATAAGAGAACGTGCAGAAACCGACGGAGAACTTTTGTTGCATTTCACACCCCGGGGATAGGTGTACAGTTTTACAGTATTACGCTGCGAGCGTCAACTGAGATTGTCGCCGTTCTGACGCACGCTGCCGAAGCGCGCGGCGTTACCGCGGCGGTTCATTGTCACGGTCGGAGTAGCGTTGGCTGAAGGCACTTGCATCTTTGGACTCCACGCCAACGCAGCTGGATCACCGGCCTCTGCCTTGGCTCGCAGACGCTTGAGGGCTTGGATGTGCGAACGCCATTCTGCTGGCGGGCCACCACCCTGCCGCGTGCCGTAGGTCGCACGCTCCCACTTGTTGATCTCGTTGTTAATCTTGTCTATCTGCGCCCTCTGGGGAGCGGCCGGTGCTACAGGGTTCGCCTGCGCACTTCCCCGCGGCGTCGATGGCGGTGCCGCGCTTGGGACATCCGGCATGCCTTGGACTGCTGCCTGTGGGTTGTATGGAGTGCCTTGTGATGGCGGCTCAATGGGGCGGGCGGCACTTGGGGCTGGAGCAGGAGACTGGCGCTGCGGAGATGCTGGTCGGGGCGGGACGTTGACTACGGGGGCGAGCCGGATGGGTTCGCCAGGGGCGGAAGGGGCGTTGTAGTCTGGGCGAGCCGGGACGTTGACTGTCGGAGCCAGCCGGATTGGTTCTTCCTGCTGCTGAGCGCGCGGATCGTAGCTCTGCTGATTGAACGAAGGCTGCGGGACGTTCGCCTGCGGGCCAAAAGGATTCTGGAAGTCGCCCTGCATGTACTGCGTGGCGTTGCCCATCGCCCGCTGGACATCGGGGTTCTGCATGGCGTTCTGCTGCGAGAACG